GATGGTCATCAAGGCTCAAGAAACTAGCACAACATTAGACTCTGATTGGGCTACATATCGCCAAGCATTGAGAAACATTACAGCACATTCAAGCTGGCCTAATTTACAAAGTGCCAGCATTATGGACGATAGTGCCGGTGATTGGCCTGTTGCGCCTAGCTGATGAAAGGGCTAGACAAGCATGAAGCGGAATGCGCCTTGAGGTTTAAGAGCATTGAAGAACGCCTAGAGCGCGGATCTTCCAGGATGGTTAGGCTAGAGGCTTTAATATGGACTATGTATCCATTTATGTTGGGTGCTGTATTCCTTAGTAAAGACCTCTAGGGGCATGAGGAATGCTCGGGGAAATCGCCGCTGTAGTTTCTGCCCTAAAGTCTGTGCAAAGCGTGCTGTCGCAACTTTCGGATGCGAAGGCTAGTTACGATCAAGCTAGTCAAATGCTTGGGAAGCTTGGTAGCGCCCAGGACTCGCTGGACCGGCGCGAGAAAAAACTAAAGCTTCGAAAACCACTCACGTCGAAGCAAAGCCTTCAGATCGTTCAAAAGCAGGAGGAGATTAACGCCGCTAAACAGAAGGTGCGTGATCACCTATTGATGTCCGGTAAGGGCGCCTTGATAACGAAGCACGAAAAGCTAATGAGCGAGAGTCGTGCAGCGCACCAAGTGTGGTTAAAGGGAGTGGCTCTCCGCAGGAAAAAACGGCGACAGGAAGTCAAAGCGATCACAACGGCGACTTTTGTAGTCTTTTCGCTTTTGACACTGGCTGGGTCGGGCGTCTTTTTTTACGGGGTTTATTTAGAACAGTCATTAAAAACAAAGAAGCAGCTTATCCAAGAAAAGCGCGTCCGCATAAAAAACTATCGACAATGCGGGAGAGCAAAGTGCTGAGAATGGTAAAATGTAGTATTACCTTGCATCCGATATATAGGGTTATTAAATGACAGTATTTTTGATTGATGGAGAAGAGTTTGACATTGATGAGCTCGGCCCAGACGCTGAACAATGCGCAAATCGGATGACTGAACTGCAAAGCGAAAACGATGCAATGAAGGTTCGAGAAACGGAAAACCTGGCGCTTTTAAATTTCTACGCGATGACTATAAAAAGCATTGCAAACCCGGAGCCAAAAATCGAGATCGTTAAGTGAGCTACTTTCGCGACGAAGAATTTCTTTGTCAGCACTGCCAAGAGCCTGGCATTAAAAGCGAAATTGTTGAAGTGCTCGAGGCGATGCGAGAGGAATGCGGATTCCCGTTCATTGTTACCTCTGGGTATCGATGCCCTGATCACCCAATTGAGGCACGTAAAAGCAAACCCGGATCTCACGCCGGAGGTTATGCGGTCGATATCTCGGTAACTCACGGCAAAGCCCTGCGTGTTGTTGAGTCTGCTTTAAAAAATGGTATCGAGCGAATCGGCGTTAACCAAAAGGGTGAAGGAAGATTCGTCCACGTCGATTGTGATCCATCCAGGCTAACACCAGCGATGTGGAGCTACTGATGCCACTGATTTCGTTAAGTCTACCTCCTGGCATCGTCAAAAACGGCACCGATTTACAGCAAGCCGGGAAATGGAATGATGGCAATTTAATAAGATGGTACGAGAGCTCGCTCCAACCAGTGAAGGGTTGGAGAAGAAGAAGCGTGTCTGCAATTAGCGGCGTGTGCAGAGCTCTTCTTACCTACATCGATAACAGCTCCGCAAGGCGAACTGTTGCGGGGACAAATACGAACTTATACGTGATCACTGAGGCTGGCCAGGTCTACAACATAACGCCGACAGGCTTTACTACCGGCGACGCCAATGCCACGCAGAATTTTGGATACGGCGGATCAACCTGGGGAGCTTACGAGTGGGGAGTACCAAGGCCGGACATGGGTGCGTACAGCGTCGCTGACACCTGGTCGATCGACACTTGGGGCGAATATGCCCTTGGGTGCGCGACAAGCGACGGGAAAATATACCAATGGACAAACGCCACTGGGACTATCGCTGCGGTTCTCAGCGCAGCACCGACAGGCAATACGGCTATCGTCGTGACCGATGAAAGATTTGTTTTTGCGCTGGGAGCTGGTGCAGAAAACAATCGAGTCGAATGGTGCGATCAGGAAAATAATAACGTATGGACCGCTGCCGCAACAAATCAGGCCGGTGGGCAAAATTTGACGACCGATGGTAGTTTGTTAAGCGGACACTCCCTTCGCGGTGAGACTTTACTTCTGACAACGACTGATGCCCATGTGGCACGGTATACGGGACCACCTTTTATTTATTCGTTTCAGCGAGTCGGTGACGGATGTGGCGCTATCTCTGCTAATAGCTGTGTGGCAGCGGACCAGTTTGCAGCCTGGGTTGGACTAAACAGTTTCCATATTTACGACGGCTCAGTGCGTGTATTGAGCAGCACTGTTGGCGATTATTTCTTTTCCAATCTCAATACTGCCCAGCGGAGTAAAATCGCCGGGGTACTAAACAGCGAGTATTCAGAAATTTGGTGGTTCTACCCAAGTTCAAATTCTGAAGAAAACGATCGATACGTCACTTGGAACTATCGAGACAACCATTGGAACATTGGCTCTCTCGTTCGAACCGCTGGTGCTGACGCTGGGGTTTTCCTGTACCCACAAATGGTCGGGTCAGACGGGTACGTCTATGAGCATGAAGTTGGTTTTTCTTACGATAACCAGGTTCCTTTCGTTCAGTCTGGACCTATCCAATTGGGCAAAGGCGATAACCTAATGTCCGTCACCCAGCTCATCCCGGATGAAGGGACGCAAGGTGATGTGACCGCTACTTTTAAGACTCGATTTTATCCCAATGGGACCGAGTCCAGCTATGGTCCGTTCACAATGGGTAACCCTACCAGCGTTCGTTTTCAAGGGCGCCAGGTCAGTATGCGCATTGAAGCAGCGGTGAACACCGATTGGAGAGTCGGGACCATGAGACTTGATGCAGTGGCTGGAGGGAAACGGTGAACCTTCCTCCTGTAACCGCGACCTATGATCGATCAATTCAAACGCAAATAAATCTGCAAATCAGTTTGGCTGACAATTTGAACCACAAAAAGAACCAAGACATCGAAGTGGGAGATGGTCGAGTCATTATGAAAAGCGCAAATGGCACAAGGTACAAGCTGGTTGTCTCAAACTCAGGAACCCTTACGGCGAGCACACTATGAAAGATGAAGCGTTAAAAGCACCGACTCCTCTCGAAGCCATGTTGCCATATCGCCAGATGATTCAAAAAGCTTTGGATTTCGGACATAACACGCATTCGTTTGACGATATCGTGAATGGTGTTGCGTCTCAGGATATGCAGTTTTGGCCGATGGAATACTCATGCCTGGTTACCGAAATAGTGACCTATCCAAATTCTCGAGCACTGCACATATTTTTAGCAGCCGGTGACCTGGAAGAAATCAAAAACATCGATGACACTTTGGCAAATTTTGGCAAGCAATTGAACGCTCAGGTCATCAGCTTAAGTGGCAGAAAAGGTTGGACCAAGGCGCTGAAGGATATTGGTTATGAGGTCGCGCATGTCACTATGTACAAGGAGATCAAGTAATGTCCGCAAGCGGGAAAAGTAGTGGTAAGGGCGGAATGCCTTCGCCTGGAGGCGGGAAAGGAGGGGGTGAGACAAACCCAACGCCAGGAAGCAATCAACCTGGTATGCCAATAAACTACAACGTAGCGAATGACGTTTACGGCCAAGGGTTGCAAGTGAATCAGCCGATGTCTGGATACTATAATCAGTTTCCGGCCCCAGGAAATAACTACGCTCCTCCGGTTTACCCTGATGCTCCGAAGGCGCCAAACCCAACTCTGCCTGGCGTCCCTCCGAATTTTGATTACAACAACCCGTTCGTCAATGGCGGTGGTTACAGTCCATACTCTGGTAACGGTTATAGCAGCCTATTTGGAGGGACTTCCCCTTACGGTTTTTACAACAACCTCCCGAATCAGTCGCAGTACCAGCCTCCTAATCAGACCGTTCGACCAGGGCAAACTGCACAGCCGATCCAGACTGAACGACCTGGGCAGGGCCAGGGCAGCCCCTTCGATCAATTACTCAAAGGCGTAACAAACCAAGCAGCCGGGGAAGCTCCAGCACAAGCTCCAGCACAAGCTCCAGCACAAGCCCCAACATCCGTACAAAACGCAAACGGCACTTACAACTTCAATCATCCGGTCCACGGCATGATGAATGATCTTAGTAAGCATGGTTATGATTCTATGGTAGCTGACGCTGCGCAGATATCTGCTCAAGCAGCACCAACTACTGTGACTGATCCGAGAGCGTCCGCATCAGGGAATGGTCGATACAGCTTTAACCATCCCCAGTACGGCCAAATTGATGATCTCACCGAAGAGGGCCTCCAAAGCATGATTGCGAGCTCCGGTGGCGTTTCTGGTTTCGGAATTTATTAGGAGAAGATAAGAATGGGTTTTGGAAAGGACAAAAGCACTTCCGGCGGTTTCGACCCCGAACTGAAACAGGCGCTGTTGTCGGTTTTTAGAGAAGGTGAAAGCCTGTTTCA